ACTAAACGAAAAGGTGTAAGTGTATATGGTTCACCTACCAAGACTAAAACTAGCACTAAAAACATTTCTGAAAAGAAAGCTGCTAGAGTGATTAAAAAAGGAACCAAAAAGCAATCAAATTACTCAACTTTAAAGAAAGCTGGTGTAAGCAATTACAAACAAGGTGGATTAGTTCAACACGATTAGTTATGGGAAGAAAGAAAGGACCTACAAAAAAGAAAAAGGTTACAAAAGTTAAACCTTTACTTCATCCAACTAGTAAAGCACGTAAATTTCTAGATACAGTAGTGTCAGTTATAGGTGGACCAACTGCTATGGCTTATAAAGGTATAAAGAATATCCAAAAGCAACGTAAAAAATCTGGAATGGGCTCTATTGTTAAATTTAAAAAGGGTGGTTTAATACAACACGATTAATATGCCAGGTAAAGATAAAACAGCAGCAGCTTTTAAGAAAGCAGGCTCAGGACAAAGAAAAAAAATTATGGAAGACCCATTGTATGGAAAAGGGTCTGGTAGTGGTACTATAAGTAAGAGCAAAGGTTTTAATTTTACTAGTTTGTTAAATGAGAGGCTTAAAAAGAAAGCACAAAGTTTAATGAAAATGAAAAAAGGTGGTTCTTTGAATCAATACGATTAGGATTTAATAATTGCTTTACATATAATATGTTTGTTTGGTTGAATTAGGGTAGCTTTCGGGTTACCCTTTTTTTGTATATATTTGTATTATGACAAAAAGTAAGTTTGGAATTGTTCGTGAAAGCAAGGACGGAACTATTAAAGGTTACGTTGACATGGGCGAAAAATATTTTTGTTTAAACGAAATAGATGTATTTGATAGTTATTTAGATATGGGCTATAATGTTGTAAACAATTGTTATGTTATGGTAGGTGGAAGTAGGACTACTTATTTATATAGGTATCGTACAGAGCATGGTGAAAAAGTCGAAGAAAGCGTAGACGAATTCACTCACCCAACTATGATGATGGTAACGGAGCTAAAAGTAAATTAATGTACTTAGTAAATTTAGACAAGACAGGTAAAGTCATTATGGATGACTCAATTTATGCTGTCGAAGAATTCAGAGAAGTTATAGAAACAAAAACACTTGGAAACAAAGGTATGCTTTGGGTGGCTTTGTATTGTGACTACGACAGTATCTACAGACATTTTACTGAATCTGAAAGAAGCAGAGCAATAAGTAGTCAAGTTTTTAAAGATTACGATTGGAAAGGTCAAAAAAATAAAAAAATTGCTAACGCAATTAGTAAGTATAAAGATTTACAATTTGACCCCTTAGATGCTCAGCTACGAGCTTTCAACGAAAAGATAAATGAATATACCACATTACTTAAAACTGTTACCATAACAGAAGAAAACGCTAATGAAATGCAAAAGGTAATGATTGGAATAGATAAAATATTATCTACAAGACAAAAACTACTTGACGCAATAGAGCGAAGAGGTCAGCGTACTAAAATATCTGGTGATGCTGAAATGAACTACTTAGAAAAGAAACAGTCTTACAGTGGGTAATATAAAAAAATACCAACCTATAATTTATGAAGGAATACCTGACCTTAATCAGGAAAGCATTGCATACAGAGAATTCTGGGATGAGCAGATTGAAAGGTGCAAGAATGGTTATAAACCAAGAGGTATGGATGCTATATCAGGTAAACATTATTACTACCTCAATTTTTATAAAATATTGGGTAATAGTGGCGAAAAAGGTGGGCGTAAAACACTTATTGCTCCTTGGTATCGAGATATGGACAAAGAGTATTTCGATTTATTTGAAACATGTAAAGACGAAGAAAAAGGGATGATTGTAATTAAAGCTCGTGATAAGGGCTTTAGTTATATGAATTCTGGTATACTTGCTCAAGAGTTTACATTTTATCCTTTTAATGAAATAGGTATAGCAGCAGGCTTACAAGTAACAGCTGACTCTTTCTTTGGTAAAGTAAAAAATGGTTTATTCAATCAAGAAAGAATTTTTCGGCATTCTATATTAAAAGATGCAGATGCTTTACTTAAGTCTGGTTATAAAAAGAAAGACAGAGATGGTAAGTGGAATGTAGGTGGATTTCAATCTTCTATACACTGCCGTACAATGAGTAATCCTGAAGTATTTAAAGGTGAGCGTTTATCTGTTATGATATTTGAAGAAGCAGGTGAGTTCAAAGAGCTTTTAAATGCATACATGTCATCCAAAGCATGTTTTATGGATGGTGATATTCAATATGGTGTTCCAGTAATAGGTGGTACAGGAGGTGATATAGAAACTTCTTCTAAAGATTTTATGGATATGTATTATAATGCAGATGCATTTAATTTAATACCTATGTTTATACCAGCTACTAAATGTTATCATGGTTTTTTTGATTTAAAGACTGGTGTGTCAAATATAAGTGGCGCAGAAAAAAAATTACTCGCAGAGCGAGACCAATTAAAAACTGGTGCTAACAATAAAGGTTACAATTTACATATACAAAACTATCCACTTACTGTTGAAGAAGCTTTTCTACAAACTAAATCTTCTAAATTTAATATTGGTAATATTAATGAGCAAAGAGGTCTGATAATGTCATCACCTCAAACTGAAAATCAAATACAAAAAGGTAGGCTCGAATGGTTTGGTGAAGGTATGGATGTAGAATGGATACCTGACGATACTGGTCCTTATAAAATATTATCACACCCAATGACTGATTATCAAGGACTTGACATTGGAGGTATTGATTCTTATGACCAGGATACAGCAAAAAGCTCAAAGTCTTTAGGTAGTGCAATTATATATAGAAGATTTTATAGTGTTGATTTACCTAGTAATTATGTAGTTGCAGAATATACCGAAAGACCTAAGACTGCAGAAGAGTTTTGGGATGGTTGTTTAAAACTAGCTGTATATTATAATTCTAAAATGCTTATTGAGTTTACTAAAATAGGTATTATAGATTACTTTAAACGAATGGGTGGTATGAAGTATATGAAAGAAAGACCGACTGCTGCGCACTCTCCTAAAACCGTAAACAGAAATAGATTTGGTATACAAATGAATAAACATACTAAATCTGTAATGGAGCAATATTTACATAAATACGTAGAGGAAAATTGTGGAGATATTTGGTTTATGGAACTGTTAGACGAATTAGCTAATTATGGTGTGCGAAATACAGACCGTGTAATAGCTTTTGGGCTGTGTTTGATACATGACATAGACATATACGAAAAAAGTGTTAAATTTGGTGAATCTGAAATAAATAATATTGGGTTTGTTTATTACAAACGTGAAAACGGCAGACTTGTACCATATAAAGAATAAAAATGGCAGTTAATAATCATGGGTTTCCTAGACAAGCTATTCCTGATAGCGAAAAAACAAAAGAATGGTGTATAGATAACTTACGCTCTATAACTAGATTTCTAGGTGGAGCTAATTCATCTGCTGATAACTTTCTTAATAATAGAAATAAAGATATAGCAAACTATGCTATGTATAATGGTCATATTAATACAAAAGACTATGAATACATAACTGACCAATATGGCTTGCCTTTTCCTGCACAAATGGCAAACTTTCCTTTAGCACAAACTAAAATAGATTTACTAGTAAATGAAGATACTGAAAGACCTTTAGATAAAAAAGTTACATCTATTAATAAAGAAGCTGCTCTTCGTAAAGAAAAATTTAAAGTATCATTAGTTGCTAATAAATTACTTGAAGACATAAATAATCAATTTGAAACTGCTTTTGGGGTTAAGCCACCAACTGAAAATGGTGACTTTCCTGTGCCAGATGATATTGATGAGTTTATGCGATATGAATACAAAGAACTTATTGAAGAAGTATGTCAAGATGGTTTAGACTACCTTATACAAAAATATAGACTTAAAGATGTTTTTAGAGTAGGATTCAGAGATTTTTTAGTTACAGGTAAAGAATTCTATAAAGTATATGTAAAAAATGGCGACCCTTTTGTAAGAAGAATAGACCCACGTAGTGTTATATGGGATTCATCTATACAAAGTGATTATTTAGAAGAAGCAAATTGGGTTGCTGAAGAACGCTTCTTGTCTGTAAATGAAGTGATTGACGAGTATAGAGAACAACTTACTAAAGAAGATGTACAAAAACTAGAAGAGATACGTCAAATAGATGGTATAGATAAGTTGTCTGACTTTAACGCAGATATTGAGTGGATTGATTTTGATAAAGACAAAGGTGTTCGTATACGTGTTGTTACAGTAGAATGGAAATCAGTTAAAGAAATTAATTTTAAGATTTCTGAAAACAAACACGACCCTTCTAATCCTTTTAAGAAAATTGTAAAAGAAAATTACCGACCACGTAAAAAAGAAAAAGTAGAAAAAAAGTTTGTAGATGACATATGGGAAGCAACTGAAATAGGTGGTCAAATATATGTTAACTGTAGACGTAGACCAAATCAAGTACGTTCTGTAGATGACGCTGGTACTACACCTCTTTCTTATGTAGGATGTATACACAATTACTCAACAGGTCAAAGTACTTCATTATGTGACTTATTGCGTCATGTGCAAATGATGTATAATATAGTACATTACCACATTGAACTTACATTAGCAAGAGCAGGTGGTAAAGCTGTCGTTTATGATGTATCTCAATTACCAACTAATATTGGTATGGATATGCAAAGTGTAATGTATCATCTTAAAACAGATGGTATTATTCCTATTAATAGCCAAATGGAAGGACAGGAAGCTTCTAGGTTTAATCAATTCCAACAAATAGACTTTACTCTTTCGAACTCTGTAAGACAGCTTATAGAGCTTAAATTAATGTTAGAACAAACAGCTGGACAAATCTCAGGTGTATCTCCACAACGTGAAGGTTCTGTATCTCAATACGAGTATGTAGGAAATGTACAACGCAGTGTAGTACAATCTTCGTTATCAACTAAAGGTTGGTTCTTTCAACATAATGAGGTTAAAAAAATGATATTCGAAAGAATGTGCAACCTTATGAAAATTTGTTGGTCTGAAGGTAAAAAAGCTGGTTATGTTTTAGGTGATGGTGGTTATAAATTCTTATCTGTATTACCTGATATTGCATTAAATGACTATGGTGTATTTATAGGAGACTCTGGTAAAGATGATGCTATGAAGCAAGTAGTTCAACAAATGTCACAGGCTGCGTTACAAAATGGAAGTTTGACTATGTTAGATGCTATTAAAGTTTTAAAAGCAGATAGCCTAAGTGAAGCAGAAACAATACTTGAACGTGGGATGGATACTATGAAGAAAATGCAACAACAATCTCAACAACAAGCACAGCAACAACAACAAGCTATGCAAGAGCAGGTTGTAGAGCAACAACAAATGGAAAGCGAAAAACAACAAGCTGAAATGCAAAATAAATTAGATATAGCTAAAATAGCAGCAGATTCAAGAGTCACTGTAGCTGAAATAAATCAAGAAGCTAAGCATGAATCTGAAATGCTAAAAGAAAAATCTAAAATACAACTCGAAGGAGTTAAAGGAAGCGTACAGGAACAATTAAATAACCAATCAGCAAAATAAAATATTTATATTATCTTTGCTGTATAAAAAACAAAAAGCATGAGTGAAAGTAATAGTTTAATCGACCAAGTTACCTCTGAGCAAGAAGGTAACTCTTTTGATGCATCAGCATTTATTAGTTCTGATGAAGCAAATAACTTGGAAAGTATTGAAGAAAACAGTAATCAACAGGTTGAAACGCAAGCGCAAGCAGAAGATACCGACCAACAAGAAGCAACAGCGTCAGGAGAAGTTAATGAAGATGGAGAAAGCGATAATCAGGATTTCAGCTGGGATAGCATCGAAGTTAACGAAGAACCTAAAGAAGATACAGTTGCCGAACAACCCAAAGAAGAAGACTGGGATGAAGTAGAGTCAACTACAGATGCTTTTGATTGGAACAAGGTTGGAACTGAGTTAGGAGTAGAAGCTAAGACTAAAGAAGAGTTTGTTCAGCAAGTAAAAAATATGATTGAAAATCCTGTAAAGGATAATGAAAAAATTGCTAACATACAAGAGTATATCAAAAGAAGTGATGAAGAATTAGTTATCGCAGATATGCAAGCTTCTAAGTTTGATAATGAATATATAGAAGACACTGTAAACAAACTTAAAGAGTCTGGATTATTAAAGCGTGAAGCTTTACAAATTAGAACTCAATTACAAAAGTTTGTACAGAAAGAGCGTGAAGACATCAGACAATCTCAGTTAACTGCTGAGCGAGATGAAATTGCTGCTCAACAAAAAGCAAAAAAAGAATTACAAAGCCACATAAAAAGTAAAAATGATTTTTTTGGTGGTAAAATTAATTCTGATGAAAAACGAAAATTATACAATTATATAACGAAAGGAGATTTTTCTAAAGAAATATTTGATACTCACGCCAATGTTGCGGAGGCTGCTTTTCTTTGGAAGAATAAGGACAAAATTTTTAAAATGATTCGTACGCAAGGCGTTGAACAAGGTAAATCTAAAATCCTTAACAATATTACTTCTCCTAGTAAAAACTCTAGAAGTCAAAATAGTTTTACTCCAAAGAGTGACGGTTTTGACCCAAAAGGTTTTTTAAAATAATTGATAGTTATATTTATTAATTTATTTAAAATACTTTAAAAATGAAGGTATATGGTGCTAAGTACGACCCGTCGTACAACACAGCTGACAACTCGCTTGTCGCAAACATGCTAAAGTACCCTGAGATTGCGAAGAAAATTATCGAATTATATCCTCGCTACTCAATGACGTACTTACTAGAACGATTAGGTTTCGGAGCTAGTGAAAAAATTATTGGAGCTAACGCTTTCGAATGGAAAGTAATGTCTCGTTACAAAAAACCTGCTGTCTTAGATGTAGCTGATACTACTGACCGTAGTGCAGGCGATGTTGTAACTTACAAGATTGCTTCTGCTGAAGCTGCAGATGAATACTGTCATTTAGCAATAAATGATGTTGTTCGTTTTGATACTACAGGTACAACTGGTATTGTAACTGCAGTAGGAACACAAAATACAGGAACTGATGGTCAAACTGATGTTACTGTAAGATTATTACAAGCATTTAATACTAACTTAACTACAGCTACTAAATTAGGTGTAATTGGTTCTGCGTTTGGTCAAGGTTCTCTTGGTGATGAAGTAGGTGAAATGTACGCTTACCCAGAAACTCACCGTAATCACTTAACTCTTTCTCGTAGAAAGTGTAAAATTAACGGTATTGATTTACACGATGTTACTTGGGTAGAGCACAATGGTCACAGACTATGGTACTTTACTAAAGAACAACAAATGACTGACCAGTTCATGTATGAGCTTGAATTGAATCGTTGGTTTGGTAAGTCTTCTGTATCAGGAGATATTACATTCCCAGGTCAGCAAGGTGATGCTGCTTCAGGTTTCCCAGTTATGGGTGATGGTATCATTGCACAAATTGACTCAGGTAATGTATTTAACTACACTGCTGGTGCGTTAACTGATGATATTTTATTAGATGCTATGGCTTCTCTTTCATTGAACACATTATCTCCAACAGGAAACGAATTTGTTTGTTTCACTGGTATGGCTGGTA